GATAGGGCTTGAGCCGGACAATGGGCCGGATGGCTTCGTTGGCCTGGAGCGCCACCCCCTTCTGGGTCACAACACTGGTGGCGATACCGTTGTCGTTGAAAGTAATCTTGCCGCCGGTGGTGATGTCGGACAGCAGCTTCATGGCGTAGTGGGAGTCAGAGGTCTCCTGGAAGCGGGTGCGCAGGGCAATCTGCATCTCCTCAAAGCCCATCTTCACATCAGACTGCCAGCCGGGTACGTCAGTGGCCTTGGCCCTGTAGTAGTTCACCCGGCTGAAACGCAGCTCACTGTCCGGCTGGCTGAAGCAGACGGCGGTCAGGTGGTCCGGGATGGTGATGTACAGCGGCGCGTCCAGCTCCGACGCCTCGGTCTTGACCAGCTTTACCAGGGAATCCAGGCTGGTCAGGATCAGCTCCGACGGGTAATCCAGCTCCGGCTTGACCTGCTCGTACTGGCCCTCGCGGTCGATGATGTAGGTGTTCCCGTCAATTTCCTGGATAAAGGGCTTGTTGGCGGTCTCCTGGATGTGCTGAATGGCTTCTTTCAACATGATGGCTTCCTCCTTACATAGCTTTTACGAGCTTCAGAACCGGGGCCGCGTCCTCCTCAGCTCCGTCCATATCAATCTGTCCAGGCAGCTGTGGAACCATCTCCACAATTGTGTCCTGGTCTGCCACGTACAGCGATGTGGTAACGGGATTGGTAGCCGCCAGAGTGCTCTTGGCTACCACGCCTACGGCAATGTTCTGCCGGGTATCGTCCGGCTTGAGGGTCAGGGTGAGCGTCAGCTTCCGGGCCGCGGTGGCCGAGGTGTTGGGGTCCAGGATATTGTCCAGGATTTTGGTGATCTCGTAGTCGGCCCGCTCCTGAATGGCCCCCCGGGCCATCTGTAGAATCGATTTCTTCTGGTACAGATCCTCCATGGTTTTCATCTCCTTCATCAGTTTATTGGGATCGCAACCCACAAGCCGTCCAGCTCCTCCAGGCCATCGGGGGCTGGGATGGTGAAGATACCCGGATTCTGGCTCGGTACAGGCGCCGGTGACTCTGCGGCCGGCTGCTCTGGGGCGCTGATTCCCTCTACCAGGACCACCAGCAACAGCAACAGGCACAGCGACGCAATGCTCGTTATCAGATAGTGCACAGCCACACCTCCAGCCAGTTAGGCAAGCCACAGCAGAGGATAATGCAGGCGATAAACACTACCGCGCGCACAGCTTCCCGGCGTGCCCGGCGGCGCTCGTTTCGGGTACGGTTTTTCATATAGATACCGCCTCCCTGACTGTCTTCCGTTCAAATTCCTCTAGGTCTGAGGGACGATATACATAAGGCCCATACCGATTTCCGCCTAAGTTTAGAGCGGTCAAACGCCCCTCCCGCACCCACCGTTGAACTGTTGTGATCTTTACTCCGTAGCGATTCGCGACATCTTCGGTCGTAAATCGCGGTTCCAAATTCTCCATAACGTCCTCCTTTCTGCCTCAGTCGGTGCTACACCACCGGCCGGGGCGCTTTTTGTTGTCCGGTTTATCGGGATTGCTCTGTGGTATCCTGACTCTGCACAGAAATAATCCGGGTAAGCGCCTCCTTAAAGCGCCCGGCAGCCCCATTCCAACCGTTGCGCCACCCACTGTCTCGTGCTAAAATCAAATTGGCAAGCCAGATGGGAGGTGAAACTTTGAAAACAGATAAAGAACTTGCTGTGGAGCTTATGGGTAATTATCTTCGGGCCGTTTATTCTCAGGAAAAAATGAAGGCCCTTGACCCAGAAGGCTTTAAGAAAATTTTGAACGCCTGCTATGACGCCGTTAAGTCTCTCCCAACTGAGTAAGCGGGTCTCGCACTTCTTTCAGTCGGTCGGCTATCTCACACATAGCCGCTGACAGCTCCGCCAGATTCTCCGGCTTGCTTTCCGAAACCTCGGCCAGTAGCTCCAACTGCTTGCCGAGGATTTCTTTTACCTTTGTGCTGCCCATCAGGTTCACCCCCTTTCTATCAGTCCTGTTTATTGGACATCGTTCCCTTCATAATTGGAGTGCATCGGTAAATCCAGAATTTCACGGATGGCCTGGACTACCTTTGGCGTGGAGAGCTGTCCGGTCTTAATCTTGTACATATAAGAATCATCAAAGTACAGGCCGGTCTTGCTTCGAACTTCCCCAATCAACCAAGTCTGCGGTTTGTTCAGGTCAATCAGTCGTTTGCCGATGTCCTTGCCGAACGCCGTAAGTTGTGCCATTCCATTCCTCACCTCCCTATATCGTG